TCAGACATCGATCATAATCCTTTCAAAAAGCCCGGCGCCGTAGCGATCCGAAAGCTGTGCAACTTTGATTTCCAAAGGCGCCACTGCGCCATCCGTCGACTGAAGCGCCTGAGCGTAACTCCATTGCGCCCCTCCAACCGTCTCTTCTCGCAAAACCACACCATTCTTGAGGACCCGCACCAGATATTGCTCAACCGCCTCGCCCAACGGCACATCCACCGGGATCCAGCTGTCGCCATCAACCCGTGTTCGCCGCGTCCACGAAACCGACAAATCGCCGGATCCCTCGCGAACCGCTCTCAGGTGCGTGGGCGAATAGGGCCGCAGACCGACACCCGAAAAGGCCTCGATACGCTCCACATAAGATGGGTCATCAATCGGCCTGCGCGCAGGCCCGATCCGGTAGTGCCGCGACAAGTTGCGCGCCGTCGAAGCCAGATCGATCTGTTCAGGAACACCGTTCAATAGAACCACGATACTGCCTTCGGGCCACGTGGCAGGGACCAACGCATCGGTTCCCTGCTGGCCACGCAACCGCAGCGACACGTCGTAAGTGTCAGGTGCGACCAACTCGGCGTTGACGAACTGGAAGATCTCCCAGTTGTCCGAACTTCCGTCACCGATTGCCGCCACATTCACCCCGTTCAGAACCTCTTCTTCACTGGATGAGGCCAAGGTCCCGCTCGACAGCTTGACGCGCACCGGAACTCCCCGATCCCACAACCCCGAGGCCTGAGCGGCAAGGGTGGTCTGCGTCACACCAATTGTTGAGGCCACATTGACGACCGTGTTCTGCTCGTATCCACTCCCTGAGTTCGAGGCAAAGACAGCAACCCGCCCCGGCCATGGCTGCGAGGTCACCGCCAAATGCGGCGCGTGCGGCACCTCATCACCGCTTAAAAGCGGCAAATCCAGGAACACTGGATACGGCGGCACGGCGGACGTAAAGGCGCGAACCCGCGTCGCCTCATCCGCGCCATCGCTTGGACTGTAGACGTCTGGTTCGACGCGAACGGCCTCAACCAGTTGCAGATCGGTATGCTCGACCTGATCCAGACGATAGAGGCCCGATGTCTCACCATCACCCAGTCGCACAACATCACCCGCACCGATCCCAAGCCGCGACATCGGCAATGCAAACCGCAACGTGTCGCGAGCAATTCGCGCCTCAGCCAACCACCGCTCGGTGATCGCTCGGGCTTCTGATTTGATCAGCGCCAGCGACAGTTCCGAATTGGAAGTCGTGACATCATTGTCATCGGGAAACACAGCCTCGGCGGCGCGCGTCTCATAATCGCCCTCGGCATCGACATAGACCAATCGAACCCGACCGGCGATTTCGGCGACCGGCGCGCGAACGGCCTCGGTGGCGCCCGGAATATCGGCCGAAACGGCCAACCCTTGGGTTTCAACTTCGGCGTTCGGCCGGCCATCGCGATTGCGAAAGATCAACACGCCATCGCGCTCGATCGCGTCAAAGCCAAAGGCCAACATCAGTGGCTGCAGCGCCGCTCGCGCGGTATCAGGCTCGACAATGCTGTAGCCGCGAACATAACCGTAAAGCGCACTCACATCGTAATCGTTCACACCCGATTTGATGCAAATCTCGGCCACAACCGCCGCCAGCGCCCGCGCCGCTGAGCGCCCATTGATCCAATGCCCCCGCGCATAGTTTTCACCGTCGCTCCACAGCTCAATGTTGTTGGGAAAGAACGGAAACGGCCGCGCGTCCCATGCCCAGACGTGGGCGCGGGTCATATCCACCATTGGCGCCAGATAGCTGGTTGAAACCGGGTTGTTCTCTGGTTCCGACCAGAACTCGAACATCGCGCGCAAATACTGCATCTGGACCAGCTCGTCGCGCGTCCCGTCCGAATACTTCGGAAGGCTAGACTCGGATGATTTCGTGTCCAGAAACTTGTTGGGCTCATTGGGCCCCTTGTCGATCGCCGCGCATCCAAGCTCTGTGAACCAGATCGGTTTTGATCCCGGAACCCACCCCGTCGCCGAGGCCTGGCGCACGCCGCCAATGCGCTCGTAGTGCTGATTTGACCACCATCCCTTAAGGTCCTTGTAGCGATAAACCCAAGGCTGGTCGTAGGCGCCATCGGTGATGGCCGTGCGGATTTGGGCGGCTTCCTCGGCCGCCGATCCATAGTACCAATCGAACCCCTCGCCACCGGCAATATTTGCCTTCAGATAGTCGAGATTATAGATCGACCCCCAGTTGGCATCAGCGTGCTCTTGCCCGTCGCGCCAATCGGACAGCGGCATGTAATTGTCGATACCGACGAAATCTATGTTGGCATCCGCCCAAAGCGGATCGAGATGGAAAAACACATCACCCGATCCATCTTGCGGCTGGTGGCCAAAATACTCGGTCCAATCCGCCGCATAGCCGATCTTGGTGCCCGCACCCAAAACTCCGCGCACATCCGCTGCCAGCTGCCGCAGCGCCCCAACCACCGGAAATCCCGCGGCCCCGCGAATTTGCGTCATTCCGCGCATTTCCGACCCGATGCAAAAGGCCGAAACGCCCCCCGCCGCCGCGCAAAGATGGGCATAATGCAGGATAAAGCGCCGGTAGGACCATTCCGCCGGACCGTTGTAATTGACGCTCGTACCATTGACCGCAAAGTCACCGGCTGCCGCATTGCCGAAAAAGGCCGCAACTTCAGCGTCCGCCTGCGCCGTTTGATCGGGTGAGCCCGCGCGCCCCGGCGCGACCGACAATGTAATTCGCCCCCGCCATGGCAGAACCGGCTGATCAGAGGCCGCGCTCCAAGGGTCGCTGAGCCCGTTCCCTTCAACCTGATCCATCAGGATGAAAGGGTAAAAAACCGTGTCCTTGCCAAGTGCTGACAGTTCGGCCACCGCCTCTATGACCGAGGCATCCGCAGGCGTACCGCCGTATATTGAACGCCCATCGATCTTGGCAATCTCGGGAGCTGCGGCGCGTGTCGTACCTGACACTCGCCAGGCCATTCCCACGCCATCCTGCACCTTTTGCTCAACCTTCGGCGCAATCTCGCAAGCGTCACAACGCAGATCGCCACCAAACCACGACACCACCAAAGAGGCCGAGTTACAGTTCGGCAGTTCTTCATTCAGGTTCTCAACCGAGGTTCGGAAATCTGTCTTGCCGCTGGGCGAATTTACATTCGCAGAGCGGTTCTGACCCAATCCGTCCGAATAATGCACAGGCGTCGTCGCCAGCGCATACTCACCCGTGCCGGGCATCAGCGCCACGGCCTGAATACCTGTCGAAAGGTCTGTCGTGCCCGTATCACCCGCAGCCCCGATCACCTCAAAAGTGAACTGTGGAACCCGGTTGCCAAACTGATCCAGCGGCAGATCCTCCAGCACCACATAAGCCGTGCCGCGATAGCTCGGAGCGTTGCCAGCCCCTTCTACCGCCTCGATCTTTGGATCGGGCAATTGGTCCTCGGATCCTGTGTAGACGCGCAAGTTCAGATCATCGCGTGCGACCTCTATGCCATCGGCCCAGATCCGCCCGACGCGAGTAATCTCGCCCTCGCAAAGCGCAATTGCCAGGCTGACAGAGTAGCTATAGGCGGTCGTCGTTCCGCCCCGGCTCCCCTTGCCGCCACCCGCCGTGGTCGAGCTTTCGGCAAAGCGCGAGGCCCAGATCACCTGACCCGGCACGCGCATTCGCCCGTAAATCTGCGACACTGGCGCGCCTTCACTGGCACCCGTCAGTCGAAATCGCTCAACACGGCCGGTCTCAACCGCCTGCGATCCACTTCCCAAAAGCCGCTGATCGATAACCCGACCCAACGTCGCACCAAAGGCCCTGCCGATCACCGCAGACGACAGACCAAAAACCGTGCCACCAACAGAGGCACCCGCGGCAAAACCTGCCGCCGAAAGGACAATAGTAGCCATCAGGCTCCCCCATCAGGAAATTGAAAGCGCGCCACAATCCGGCGTCGCCAGGGTGCGGTCAGCGGGCTCTCAAGCACGCCGTGACCGCTATATGCATGTATGAAACTGGCATCCGCGCCCATGCGCGCGGCAATGCCTAAATGTTTGGCGACAGCGCCCGCGCGCATCCGAAAGAGCAAGACATCGCCGGGGCTTTCCGACGCCACGCTGACCGGTTTAAGATGCAGTGAAGCCGCCGCCCAAAGCCGCTCTTCGCCCTCAGGCTCTGACCAGTCAGGCGTATAGGCAGGCACTTCAACGGGCTCGCCCCCCAAAACATCGCGCCAAACGCCGCGCAACAGGCCCAAGCAATCCGCCCCTGCACCGCGCACCGAGGCCTGATGCAGGTAGGGCGTGCCAATCCAGGCCCGCGCCGCCGCGACAATGGTCTCCCCCGGCACACTCATCGCGTCAGGCTTCCGCCGTCATTCACACCGCTTTGTGCGGGGTAACTCATCAGCCAGTCTTCGCCCGGAATATCCGGAAAGCCCCTGAAATTCAGAAAGTTCTCGAACTTCAGCTGGCATGTCTCGGCCCGCTTGTCACAGCCCGCCGTCAAGCGAACCATGTCGCCCGCAACAATCGGCGCGCGCACTGCCTGCCACAGATCAATCCGGCGCCCCGGGCTTGTGACGCGGTCATTTTTGACCACACCGGTCAATCCCGTCGCAGCACCTGTCAGAACCTCAAAACGCCCGCACTCAAACCAACGATCCTCAAAGCCCGAGCCATCGGCGAACGTAAACACCCGCCCCTCGTCCACTTGTTCGACCGCACGCTCACTGAAATAGCCCGGCGTCGTCAGAGCGAACCGGCAACGCCAATCCCCCAGGATCGCAGGGCAAGGCGCCTGAAAGACGTCCCCCCGCGGGCGGTTCAATGCCTCAGTCAAGCCGCGCAATTCCACCTGAAATGCACCACCCGCCCGCTGCAACTCACCGAACGTGCCGCGAAACTGCAACGTCCTCAGCGCCACATCGGCCCAATGCACCAGCCATGACCGGACCTCAGCACCATCAAAACGCCCGGCTTGAATATCGGCCTCGGTAACCGAAACGTCAGACAAAGCGCCCAATGCTTCGGTGTTGTCCACCGACAGGCCCGTCGTCTGTTGCAGCGCGCGCGCCGTCATGCCCGAATTGGCCCGAAAAACAGTACCTTCAAACTCAAGATCACGATCGTGATCGGTAAACCCAAGTTGCGCGCCGTCGCGCCGGCGTACGGACCAACAGCGGCACACTTGTGTGGTTCCACTGGCAAGATGCGCCTCTAGCTCTTTTGGTAACGCCATCAAACCCGCACCTCCACAACCGGAACAGACGGCACATCGCCGGCCTGAAAACTGGCGACCGAGGTTTGGATCCGCTCGGCGTCAAAGCGCACAGGCACATCAAATTCAAACCCTGCGGTAATCTCTGCGCCCTCATCGGGCGGATGATCAAAACTTACGATCCCTGTCGCCGTGTCGACGCTGTAATGGATCGTCTCGACCAGTTCGGCCCCCGCGATCGCGATCTTGACCGACCCCGCCACCGGTTTGGTGATCGGGCGCACATAAGCGGCCTCGCCTGAACGATAAGTCTTGGTCAGCTGCCAGTTCTCGACCAACCCATCGCCCATCGCAATCGTCTGATCAAAGGACGTCGGTTCAGTCGAAGCCGCACCCGATTTGAAATCTGACCAATCTTTCCAGCGAAAACCATAGAGCTGCCCCTGACGCGCCTCGAAAAACGAGATCAACGTTGCGACATCATCCAGCGAACGCATTCCAACTCCGGCATCAAAACGCCGGCGCGAATGGGCCCATGGGCTGTTTCTCTCTTCAAAACCGTTGGTCAGCGTGACAATCTCGGTCCGTCGTTCCGGCCCGCCAACTGACCCAAAGCTCAAGGATGCGGGAAACCGCACTTCATGAAAGCCCATGGCCCCCTCCTATTTTAGCGATTTCGTTGACCACGCCCCAGGGCGCGGCTCATCTGGGCTGCAATCTGGCCCTGGCTTCTCTGAAAGCCCTGCACATCCGGCGTGTTGACGTTCATCACGATATTGATCGCCCGCCCGCCACCAGCGGCCTGAACGCCCAGACGCCCATCAGCCCCTCGCGCCAGCGGCATGATCGCCTCGGGGCCAGCCTCGCCCATCAACCCCATGCCACCGCGCATCGGAAAATTGACCGGTCCGCTGACAACGCCGCCGCGCGCAAAGGGCATCACCCGCCCCTGAGAAAAACTTGCACCCTTCTCAAAAGGCAGGATCCCCTGGATCGCCCCCGACACGCTGCCTGCGATCAGATCACCAAAATGCGCTGTCACCGGCCTGATGGCCGCCGAATAGGCCGTGTTGACCATCGACTTGGCGATTGTCCCCAACGCATCCGACAGCTTCATTCCGTCGAAAACCACGCCATCAAACGCCCGCCGCAATCCGCGCGACATGCCCTTGGACAGGGTTTCGACCTCTTTCGTCGTCGTCTCGACAGAGGCGCGTAACTCTTGCATTCTTTGCGTAAAGCCCGCCGCCACATCCCCGGCTGACCCCAAGGCGCTCTCAATTGCCTCAATGCCACCATCGCCCGTATCTTCAGTCATCTTTCTTCCCCTTGACCTTGTCGGGATACGCCTTGCTCAGGGCGCTCAGACCAGCCCGGTCCATGCGCGCGCGTCCCTCCTGCTGACCCAGCATCAATGCCAGTTCAGCAGGGCTCAGCGCCCAAAACTCATCCGGTTTCAGCCCAAGCCCTCGCAGACCCGCCCGCAACAGAGCCGCCCAGTCCAGGCCGCTCATTCAATCGGCCTCTTCAGGCAGTTGAAACGCCAGCGTCAGCAACTCGGCCGCGCGGCGCGCAGCAACGATCGGACCACCCTCAATATCGGCCGAGATCAGATCCTCACTCTCAATGTCCCAGCCGCCGCCGCGCAAACCCGCAACGATCAGCGCCAGAACATCGCGCGTGTCAAACTCATGGCTCTCGAACCGCTCAACCAGCTCGATAAACGAGCCGGTATCCAAGGCGGCCTCAAGTTCCGCCAACGCCCCAAGCGTCAGCTTCATGTTGCGCCGCGTGCCGTTGACCATCAGGGCAACTTCGCCCTTCCAGCGATTTGCCATCAGAGCGCCGTAAAGGTCAGCGCCCCGGCCGAGGCCATGGACAACTCGTAACTGGCCTCACCGTTATGCGTGCCCGAATACTCGACCGAGGTGATCTGAAAAGCCCCCTCAACCGTGCCAAAGCTGGGGATAATGACCTGAAAAGCCGGTGTCTCACCGTCAAAAAAGATCTGGCGCGCACGCTCGTCCGTGGCCGCATCCTTAAAAATGCCAGAGCCCGAGATCGAGGCCGTTTTCACACCGGCACCCGCCAAAAGCTCACGCCACCCACCCTGGCTTTCCAGGCTGGTGACATCAACGCTTTCCGCGTTGAAGCTGATCCGCGTGGCGCGCAGGCCCGCAATCGTCTCAAATTGTCCGACCCCTGTCAGGTCGAGCTTGATCAATAGGTCTTTGCCGTTTTGGGCAACCATGTCCGATACTCCAGAAATTGATGTCAGTTGTCTTCCACACGTGCGTGAAATCTCAGGTCGATCCGCCTTTGGCCCTGCACGCGCTTGGCCGAAGCCCTGTCAAAGCGCACAAAGATCGCCGTGCCCCGGCTCAGCACCGGGGCCGAGCCGTTCAGCGCGTCTGATACCGCCGCCGCGACCGATTTGGCCGCCTGAAACCCTGCGTCGTCGGTGATCACGCTGACGGTGAAATAGTGGTTTGCGCCCGAACCCGTCGCATCCGACCGATCACGCACCTCTTCGGGCCCAAGGCTTACATAGGTGCTGGGCAAAGTGCCCGGCGGTGTCTCATCGTAAACCGCTGTACCCACCAGCGCGCTGACGCCCGCGTCGTTGCTCACGATCTGAAAAACCGCCGCTTGCAGCGCCGCGCTCACTCCGTAACTCATGACGCCACCTCCTCGAAGGAAAAGCAGGTCAGAAAGCGCCCCGCCGGATCCAGATCCGCCACCGCCTGAATTAGAAACACCCGGTTGCCCTCGCGCAGCCGCTGTTCAGGGCGCGGCCGTGACGGCGACCCAAACGGTGCGGCACGCATGACAATCCGGTAATGCACGGCTGAAATCGTGGCAAAGTTCTGCGGCGTCTCACGCCCGAACCCTGCCCGTATTTCTGCCCAATGCTCGCCCAGCGGCACCCAATTCACGGTGAAACCACCGGCCCCGTCGGCCACGCTTTCCGGCGTCTCCAACGTCAATTTTCTGTTCAGCCGGACCGGTTTCACGACGACCCCCCGCCCAAAATGCGCAGGTTACGATAGCGCTTGATCAGGGCCTGAACCCCCATCGGGAAACTATCGCGCGGAAAATCGCTTTCCGTGCGGTGCTCATAGTAAAGTGCTGCCAAAAGCATCACCGCCTGGGCCAGGTCACCCGGCAGATCCGCCCAGACCGGGCCAAAGCCCGCTTCAAAGGTAACTTCTGCCGAACCACCGCTTGGAATACCCGGCAAACACCCTCCCACTGCCTCCAGTTTGGGGCGGTGCATATCCTGCACCAATCGGTAGGCCGCCACATTGGCAGCTGTGCCAACGCCCGCAGCGCTAATCAGGTTCACGGCCAGTACCGTGCCAATTGGTGCCAACGGCAATGCCTGCTCCGACCCATCCCGCCAGGCCGTCAGCGACCAGATAAACTGGCGCGAAAGCAGGGCCTTGCCGGTGCGTGCCTCGATCGCCGCCATTGCCGCGCGCAAATATGCCTCAAGCACTGCGTTCTGAATGTCGCCGTCGGCAAACCCCGTACCCAGACGCAAGTGATCCTTGAATTCCGCAACCGGAAGTGCCGCCGAAGGCACCGAAGTCTGCTCGATCAACATCATGGAATTTCTCCGAATAAAACTCGGGTCCCCCGACCGGCCAACCCCATCAGGGCCGACCCGGAACTGAAGTGGACGCTCGCCGCCGTATTGCTCGGACGGGGGGGAGCAGCTAGACAACACAGCCAGTTGGCAAGCGTCCACTCAGGGTCAGAACCTTTCAGGCCCCGACCCGTCACACACGGCCTTAGCCGAGTGCGAATTTCAGCAGTTTGATCGCCTTAAAGTCGCTGACGTCACCGCCAACGCGCTTTGTGGCGTAAAACAGGACATGCGGCTTGGCCGAGAAGGGATCGCGCAGAACCCGGATGTCAGGACGCTCGGCAATCGTGTAACCGGCCGCGAAATCACCAAATGCGATCGCAGGGGACCAGATTGCGATATCGGGCATGTCCTCACAGACCAGAACCGGATAGCCCAAAAGGCGCGAAGGCTCGCCCGCAGCAAGGCCATCGGACCAAAGGAAACGGCCATCGGCGTCCTTAAGCTTGCGAACCACGCCCGCGGTTTTCGAGTTCATCACGAAACTTGCGTTGGCGCGGTAACGTGAACCCAGCGAGTAAACCAGATCAACGATCGCATCGGCCGGATCGGTAGCTGCAAAAGCACCATCGACACCGGTCGTCACATGACCCAGCTCGCCCCAAACTTCGGAACCATTTGTCGCCGAGTTATAGGTCAAAAAGCCCTTGGGCTTGTCGATGCCGTCACCCGAACAAAACGCCGAACCTTCAGCGCGGGTGAACTTCTCGACGATCCGAGCGGCCAACCAGCCTTCGATGTCAAAAGCGCTGTCATCCAGCAGGCGCTGCGAAGCTTTGGGCAATGCGCTCAGCTCGTGCAGCGGAATGGTGATCCGGTCGATCTGAGGTGTTCCGGTCTCGGCCGCAGGGCCACTTTCCGTCGCCCAGCCTGCACCGATATCGGTGTGATCGACCAGCACGTCAAACGACGTCGCCTCGACATTCACAACGCTTGCAAGCGCACGAATAGACGATGTCGACGACAGCGTGGATTTGATCATCTCAGCCGTCTGTGGATCCAAAAGGTATCCGCCATCCCCGGCCACGGCCGAAGACATCGCTTTGCCTTCCAATTCCAGGCCACGCAGGCCATCGTCGTCACCACTGCGCAGATAGGCGTTGAACGCCTTCTGATGAGGGGCGTCCATTTCGGCCGTTGTTGCCAGCGCGGGGCGGGCCGCAGTCTTCGTCTTGCGATCAAGCATGGTCAGTCGCTCTTCCTGTTGTTGAAGTTTTGTCGAAATTTCGCTCTGAAACGAGTCGAGTTCGCCCATGAAATCGGCGAGCGCCGTCTTCACTTCCTGGGCCGGCGTGAGGTCCCTGGACACATCCGTCCCGGACCGAGCCTTGGTCTCGGTTTTTCCCATAAAACAATCCTGCTTTCTGAGGTGGAAATGGCTGGCTCAGTTTTGAGTCAGCGTCCGGCGCGCGTTCCGAAGAACCGCCGCCATGTCGCGCAAAGCAGCATCACCAGGGGTTTCCCCCTTGGCGCCTACCCGCGCGTCCTGCAACATCGGGAAAGTCACAAGTGACACCTCCCAAAGCTCCAGTTCAGCCAAAAGCCTGCGGCCTTTGGAATCCTTTGATGCCTGTACCGTGCGGTATCCGATCGACAGACCGTCGATTGCGCCCGCCCCGATCAACGCCGCAGCCTCGCGACCCTTTTCGACATCTGTCAAAAGCCGGCCCTTGACGTATAGCCCCCGGGCATCCTCGCGGACCTCTTCCCAGACACCAATCGGCTGGGCCGGGTCATGTTGCCAAAGCATCTTTACCCGCCGCCCCGTCTGGGTCAGCTTTTTCAGCGACCGCGCATAAGCGCCCGGCGCCACGACGTCACCGCCCTGATCGCATTTGCCAAAATACGAGGCATATCCTTCGATGCACATTCCGTCCGTGACGGTCAGCGTCTCGCCAATCCGGCAGAACTTATGTTCCAGCCCGTGATCCATTTCACTCATTCCAGCGTCCTTTTTGCCAGCGTCCTTTTTTGCCATGTCATTCAGCAATCGGCGGCAGCCCTAAAAGGCGCCGCTTCTCTGCCTGGGTCAGAAACTCTGCGCCATTGACGCGCTGCCATTGCTGGTCACGTTCGCCCGACAGGGCCGCCACCTGATCAAGGTCAGGCTTCAACTCGACCGCATCCGCGCCAAATCGCACCAGCCACTCGCTGATCTGCGCGGTCACCCGCGTGGCCAGCGGCAGAACCGTCAGCCTGTAAAAGGCGCGATGCGCTTCCTGGTAGTTGGCGTAAGTGGCGTCGCCGGGGATCCCCAACAGCATCGGCGGCACCCCAAAGGCCAGGGCGATCTCGCGCGACGCGGTCTCCTTGGTCTTCTGGAACTCCATGTCCGAGGGCGAGAAGCCCATCGGCTTCCAGTCCAGCCCACCTTCCAGCAGCATCGGCCGCCCGGCATTGCGCGCGCCCTGATGATGGCTCTCCATCTCGTTGACCAAACGGTCATACTGATCCGGGCTCAGCGCCGCCTGCCCATCACCGCCGCGATAGACAATCGCTCCTGACGGGCGCGCAGCATTGTCCAACAACGCCTTTGACCAGCGCGAGGCACTGTTGTGCACGTCAACCGCCGTCGCTGCCGCCTGCATTGGCGAAAATCCATAATGGTCATCTTGGGGATGAAAGCTTTTGATGTGACAGATGGGCGAGACACCCTCGCCCACTTTGAAACGATGCTTCTTGCCACCCACGACATAATCATAAGCAACCGGCCAGCCATCGCTACCGGGCAGGATCGACATCCGGTCGGACCGCAACACATGCAACTCAAACGGCAAGCCTTCCTCGCCACCCACAGCCTCAAGATAACCGTTGCCCGACAGCAAAAGCTGACCAAACAGCGTCTCTAACAGCTCGGCCCGCCCCTGCGCCCCGTTCGGGCGCCGCAACAGATCCAGAACCGGATGCACCTCGTAACGCCGCTCGGCATCCTGCAGGACCATAGGCAAGGCCGCCGCCGCCTCAGCGATCAGCTTGACGGCGCGAAAACCGACCGGGTTTCCCTGAAACCCTGCGCGCGTCAGCGAACCGGTATCGCGCGGCGTCCACGCCACCCGGCCGCCGCTTTGATAGGCAATCACCGGCCCACTTGCCGACGCCTTTTGTTCTGGCACCGCTGCTTTGCGGGCCCCAAAGAATTTGAATGCCATTTTAGGTATCGCTCCTTGATCTACCCTGTCGCTTTCGGGAGCCCGTAAACGCAGATGCGCCACAGGCAAAAAGAAACCCCGGTCGCTTGCGCGGCCGGGGTCGGAAAGGGAACCGTCGCGGGCCATCAGGCCACGGGCGCGTTCCACCCCTCCTTGTTCAAAGACCTGCGCGCCAAAGGGCCCTCAGATCGCTTTCTCAGATTGTCACCCGTTTCACTGCACTTTTGGTGTGCTACAGCACCCGCATTTGCGGGCGACGCCACTTGGTGGCGGGCTCGATCATCAACTCGGTCAATGCCCAGACCAGAGCATCGACCCGGTCCGGACTGCCCTTGCCATCATAACCGCCCGCCGTCATCCGGCACATCTGATCCTCCAGATCGCCCAAACCGCGCAAATGCAAAACCCGGCCCTGCTCGTAAAGCGCCGCAATCGGTTCGGCACGCGCCACCTTGCCGCGGCTGGCATGCACCCCATGATAAGAGATCAAGGGATCGATTTGCCGGATAACCGTCTCGACCAGATCGCCCCCCTGATTGACCTCTGCCACCAGACGGTCCGCACCATGCCGGCGCATCGCATTCACCGCGGCCTCTGCCCATTTCAGGGGCGATGAAGCGCTGACACTTGCGTCCTCCAGAACGACCGCGCGCCACTCATGCGGCGGCCCCTCAGTGATAGCCCCAACAACCACGATCCCGCATTCATCCGATCCCGCATGTCCTGTGACGGGCGGATCTACCGCCACAACCACCCTTGACAAATCACCGGCCTCGTCCAGACGGCAAGCCTCCAGATCGCCTGTTTTCCACAGAGCCCCCTCTGCATCGTCCAGCAAGATGCCGTCCAACTCCTGACGCCCCAACCGCGTGCCAGCATAGCGCGCCCGCACCTCACTCAGGAACGACGAGGCCAGATTGGCCCGGTTCGCCTCGGTCGGAGCGGTGGTCAGAACCGTCGATGGATTGGCCATCAAAGACTTCAAAACCCCCACATTGCGCGGCGTGGTCGTAATGCACTGTCTCGGATCATCTCCCAACCTCAGCGAAAACTGCAACATATCCCAGGCCGCCTCGGCCTTCTTCCACTTGGCCAGTTCGTCCACCCATGCGGCATCAAACTGCGGCCCCCTCAGGCTTTCGGGGTCATGCGCCGAAAAGACCTGAGCAACTGCTCCGTTAGGCCAGACCAGTCGCTTGCGGCTAGCCTCCCAATCCGGCCGCCGATCGGGCGGCGAACAGGCCAGAATGCCGCTGTCGCCAAAGACCATGACCTCGCGAACCTGCTCAATCGTCTCGCCGACCAGCGCCACACGTCGCGCCATGCCCTCATCCTTGGGCATGGCGCCCTCTACCTGCCTGCGCACCCATTCCGCACCAGCGCGCGTTTTTCCCGCACCGCGCCCCCCAAGGATCACCCAACTGCGCCAGTTCCCCTCGGGCGGCAACTGATGCGGCAAAGCCCAGAAATCAAAGAGCCACGGCAAAGCCAACAAGGCCCCTTCGGACAATTCATTCAGAAACTCCTCCTGCTCCTCTGGCGGCAAGGATGCGATCAAGCCGGCCCCGGATTTCAGTTCGGGCTTGTGCAAAGTCGATGGCAAAGTCGTGGACAACTCCGGCTTCTTTTCTACGTATTGCAT